ACTTCTGGTGTTTTACCTGTGATTTTTAATATCGTATTAACAATGTCACCGATTGTTATTGTTGAACCATATCCAAGATTATATGGTCGCATTGATACTCCCTCTTGTAAAATTAACAATGCTCCATTGACCACATCTTTAACATATAGAAAATCTCTAACAACATCAGGACTTCCCCAAACTACAAATGGGTCTTCACCACTTAAATGTCTTTTAATTAATGCCGGAACAACGTGACAACTTTCTAAATCAAAATTATCGTGTGGGCCAAATATCGCAGTTCCACGAGCTATTCCAATATGCATATCACACAAGTGTGAAGTGTGTTCCATAAGTTTCTCTCTATATCTTCGCATCCAACCATAATTGTAATATGAAATATAAGGTTCTCCATCAAAATACTCGTATTCTGTAATTGGATGTTCTTTGTCTGGATAACCTGTTGAACTATTCAAATCTAAAAACTTTTTTATATTAGATTTATAACAAGCTTCCAATACATTGGTCATAATTACAATGTGACTTAATCCAACTTGAAAGTCTGTTGCTACGGTAGATGGATGTAAAATGTTTCCTGCACAATGTATAACAATGTCTGCTCCCTCTACTAACTTCATAACATCATCAAATTTAGTTAAGTCAATGTTTTCCAATACTTCTATTCTATCGTCTTGTATTTTTAATGGTGTTTTGTGGATTG